GGGCATACCATGCCTTTAGCGAGTTCAGAAACCGAGAACTACACTCCGGAGCAACAGTACGGCGGCGAAGCTGACGTAGTAAGTGCATCGGGCACGGTAGCGTCCGGTAACAACCTGGCCCGTTTGACCGTTGTTGCGCGTCAGACGGCGGACAACAAATTGGTACCATACGACCCAGCGGGCACCGGTGGTGCGGAAGTTGCGCTCGGCATTACCGCCGAAGCAATCGACGCGAGTTTAGCAGATGCGGTTGGTCCGATCTATATCGGCGGCGTCTTCAACCCTGATGAACTTGTATGGGGTGGTGCAGTTACAGCGGCGCAAAAAGAAGTTGCGTTCGACGGCACCAATATCGCACTACGTAAACCTCGTTACAGCGGCGAAGTCGTTTAACCGGGTGGCCGTGCGCTAATCGTTAACTAAAAATAAGGATCAAGATCATGCCTATTGGAGCTTACGATACGCATACGCTGCAGGGAGTGGTTCGCAAACTTCGTCAGCCGCGTATGTATTTCTTAGACCTGCTATTCACTAGCCAGGTGAACTTTGACGACGAATTTATCGACTTCGATATCGTTGACGAAGGCCGCCGCATTGCACCGTTCGTATCACCGAACGTGCAGGGACGTGTGATGCAGGAAAAAGGTTTCGAGACCCGCCGCTTTAAACCGGCGTACTTAAAACCGAAAAACATTGTTGACCCAAGCAAACCGCTTAAGCGTATGCCGGGCGAAGCTATCGGCGGCTCTATGTCAGCCGAGCAACGCTACAACGCGCATGTTGCGAACTTGCTGAACCAACAGCGCCTGTCGATCATGCGTCGCTGGGAGCTTATGGCGGCGTCAGCTGTCTTAAACGGCTCGGTCACGGTTAAAGGCGAAGACTACCCCGAAGTAACGGTAGACTTCCAACGCCCGTCTAATCTGACTGTTACACCAGCTACGGCATGGGATCAGGCAGGCGCTACCATTATCGAGGATCTGGACGACTGGACACGCTTAGTTCAGGAAGAGTCGGGCCGCACCGTAGTCCGTATCACCATGGGTACGAGCGTATGGCCGGTATTCAGCCAGAACGGCGCGGTTAAGGAGTTGCTGGACACTCGTCGCGGCTCTAGCTCAGTTATGGAGCTGGGTCCGGGTAACGGCGATGCTGCGCAGTACAAGGGCATGCTGGGTGCGTCATTAGAAGTGTGGGTCTACAACGATATCTATGAAGACGATAGCGGTGCTAAACAGAACATCATGCCTTCTGACGCGGTTGTTCTTACTTGTGCGGACATTGACGGCACTCGCGCGTTCGGTGCGATCATGGACGCCCGTGCCGGTTACCAGGCGCTCGATATCTTCCCGAAAATGTGGATCAACGAAGATCCGAGCGTTACGTACTTGATGAATCAATCAGCACCGCTGATGATCCCAGGTATGCCAGAAGCCACCTTGCGAGCTAACGTCTTAACGCCGTAAGCAGCAGGTTCCCGGAACGCCCGTACGGACGCGGGTTTTCTTTTCACTGATCGAGGACATTAAAAATGGCAGCGACAAAATACATTACGGTTCACCTCATCCCGGTGGTCCGTAAAGACGAAAAAAGCGGGCTAGTTAAACGCAAAAACATCCAACCAGGTACCGTCGTTACTGACTTTACCGCGGACGAAGTTAAGCGTTTGAAAGCCTTAGGCGCTATTAAAGAGTATGCAGGCGAGACCAAAGCCGAAGAAACGTCGAGTAAAGAGGTTGACGGGCAAAGCACTGAGGGTGGTAACGCTGAGACTACTCGCGAAGAGTTATTAGCAAAAGCCGAGAAATTAGGTTTAAATGTGCCTAAGAACATCGGCGATGCTAAGCTGAAAGAACGCGTTGAAGAAGCCGAGAAAGCAGCGGCAGACGACGACGGGCTATAAGGAAAAGTTATGGGTCTACGGTCAGTAAAAGAAAATGCTCGGAAACAGGTTCACGCTGCGTTCTCCTATCCGGCGGATTATTTTGCTGTGGGCGCCGTAGACCCAACCCCATGTAATGTCCGCGTTAATTATAATCAGCAGCGTATTAACGCGGGCGATATCGAATCAGAGGGTTTTGTAGAGCGCGCAGAAGAAGATATTTTGCTGCGCTTTCTACTAAGCGAAATCCCGGCACCCCAATACGGCGCTAAAGTACGCGTCTACGTCCGGGAGTCTGATCCGACTTACTACGAAGAGTACATTATCCAGCGGACTCTACCCCCGTATGGCTTGACCCAGGACTGCGAGGTACGGATGCTATGAGCGTTACAGCCGTTAACCTTGAGAAGTTCGAACAGGCCGTAGAGTCAATGCCGGGCGTTGCGAGACGTGCAGCACGGCTCAGCACTAACGATGCTGCACGACGCGCGCGGGCTAAGTCGGCTACGGAAATGATGAAGCAGGTGGCATTCCCTACCGGGTATTTAGGCACGGTACGCAATGGCAACCTAAGGATCGCAAAATACGCGAAGTCGAACGATCTAACCGCCGAGGTGGCCGGCCGATTCAGGCCGACGTCACTGGCGCGTTTCACCGTCAATAAATCGGAAATGCTCGGCAAGAACCGTAAGGGTCCTGCTCGAGTGCAAGTAAGACCCGGCAGCGTAAAGACCATCGAGAGAGCGTTTCTGATGCGCCTAAAACGCGGTATGCAGAGCGCAGCGACGGCCGGTGCCAACGCTAACCTAGGTTTGGCGGTCCGCTTAGCACCGGGCGAACGCGTGGAGAACAAAAAACAAATGGTCGCAATGGGGCGTGGCGTTTACCTGCTTTACGGCCCATCGGTTAATCAGGTATTCCGGTCGGTGTCAAAAGACATCGCGCCGGGTATTGGTAGCTACTTTAATACCGAATTTAGCAGGCAGTTCCGGAGGTTATACCGTGGCGGATAGTTATATTCTGCAGGTTGAAAAAGCCCTGACTGATCATATACTTAACACGATCGAAGGTTACGACCTGACAGATGCCGTTTGGCGAGCCCGGGGTCGTGTCGGCGGACGAGGCTCCCATGAGCCGTTACCGGCAGTCAGTCTTATCCAGGCGCCCGAAGTAGAGCCAGAAACGATTGAAGTCGGGCGGGGTGCGGTAAGAATGCGTCAGGTGCTATATTTCATCCAGGGCTGGACGGATATCGGCGATGACTTTGATAACCAGACCGACAGCGCACACAATTTAATGGCCGCTGTTAAGAAGTCACTGGCGCCGATAATGACGCCGCCGACGAAGAGCAACGAATTTTACCATTTACGTAATTACAACCCGAACGGCAACGACTTGATCGAATCGCTAGAACTTGGTATCGGTTTGGTACGGCCGCCGGATGATGAAGTTTCACCTACCGCAGCGTATTTCTGGTTACCGATACGCCTCGGTTTGGTAGAAAGCCCGGCAGACCCCTATGCGCTGCCTTAATTAGAAAACTCGGAGGACTAACGCATGTCTAAACAAAACTATACGCTCGGCCGGGGTGAACTATTTTTTGACCGGTTTGCAGCGGGAACTTTCGACAAGACCGGTGAGCGGTATTTCGGCCATACGCCGGAGTTCACGATCAACGTCGAATCGGAGAGTCTGGATCACTGGAATGCCGACCGAGGCGTGAAAGTAAAAGACGAATCTGTATTGCTGCAGATCACTCGCCAGAGCTCATTTACCACAGACTCAATCAACGCTGAGAACTTGGCGCTGTTCTTCTTAGGTGAAGCACAAACCATTACCGAAGCAGGCGGATCAGTAACCGCGGAACCCCACACGGCTAAAGTCGGCTATTTCATCCAGCTAGGCGCTGATGACGAGAACCCGGCGGGCGTACGGGGGGTCTCAAGTGTTACAGTAACGGATGATACCTCAGGCAGCTACACTGCGGGCGTGGATTACGAAGTTGATCTGGCGCTAGGCCGTATTGAGGTGCTTGAGGGCGGTACAATTACTGATGGTACTAACCTGCAAATTGACTACACTGTTGATGCGACCACCCGTTCGCAGGTAATCACGAAGAACAGCCAGATCAACGGCGCGCTACGCTTTGTGGCGTACAATGCTAAGGGTGACGATCGGGATTATTATATGCCTTATGTGCGTATCAGCCCGACGGGCGACTTTGCATTGAAGTCGGACGAGTGGCAAACCCTAGGCTTCCAGTGTGAGATCCTAGAGCTACCGAACAGCGATGCAGCAGCGATTTACGCTGACGGTCGTCCAGTAGCAAACCCGTAAACTAAGTAGAAGGTAAAACGCAGCATGTCTTTAGCAAACTACAAACCAGAAACCACCACCGTCGACCTGCCCGGTCGCGGTGGCTCATTAACGATCCGCGGCTTGAGTTTTCAAGATTTAACCGCGCTCATTCGCGATCACCGCGATACTATCGAGAAGCTGTTTAAAGACTACAGCGACGAAGATAGCAACGCGCAGAACTTATTAACTAAGCTGTTAACTAACAGCCCCGAATTTTGTGCCCAGGTTATTGCCTTGGCATGCGACGCGCCCGAGGCGGTTAATAACGCCCGGATGCTGCCGATCACCGCGCAACTTGATGCCCTTATCGCCGTTGGCAAGATGACGTTCGAAGAAGCAGGTGGCGTAAAAAAGTTCTTAGAGCAGATCATAATGATCATCCAGGGGGTGACGGGGGTGATCGACCAATTACCAGCCTCGCAGATGCCGACCGAGTTGCTAGAGAAAGCGAAGAAGGCGAACACTGGTACGTAAGACTCAGGGCTGACGTTAGTCTGTTATTATCGGAGAACCACTTTAACGCGCCCTATTATCCGCTGTGGCAGCTGTTTATGGAGCGTGACATAGTGATAGAACGACTAAATAACAGACTTGCCAGCGATGCGGTTACTACTCAAGCAGCAGTAGGTGCGCTATTATC